ACAGCATTTGATTACTGCGAATACAGAGGAACGTAAGATTCCTACGGGAGCAGTGTTCTATTTGCCCGTAGTGTCACTTGATGTGTCAAAAACTTTGGAACTAACAGACACAGAACAAAACATGTTTGCTGACTTTATGCAGTGGGTACAGAACTACAACGAGTACATAATCAAAGCATGGTCAGATAAAGCTAATGCTTATGACGATGAGGATGATGAGGCTATCGTTGATGGTGTCATTGACTTTGATGAGGAAGAAGTGGAAGTAGCATAATGAACCATCCTGCTGAACTGGCGTTGCATCAATACATGGAGAACGCTGCTAATGGTAAGTCCACAATGTCGGACAAAACTATTAAGCAGATTGGTCAAGATGTAATGGATGCAGTACAACGCCAGTTTGGTGGGGGCAATCAGCGTGGTGAGTTTCGTCTTCGTATGTCTAACATAGGAAGGCCAAGCTGTCAGCTTTGGTTTGATAAGAATGAACCAGAGAAAGCATTGCCCTTACCAACCACATTCGTAATGAACATGATGCTTGGAGACATTGTTGAAGCTGTTTTCAAAGGTCTATTAACAGAGGCAGGAGTACAATATGAAGATGCTGAACAGGTTACGCTTGAGATTGATGACGATACATCCATCAATGGTACATATGATATTGTTATTGACGGTGCTGTTGATGATGTTAAGTCAGCCTCTAATTGGTCATATCAAAACAAGTTTGAATCATATGATAAATTAGCGGCACATGATTCCTTTGGTTATGTTGCACAGCTTGCTGGTTATGCTAAAGCATCAGGCAAACGTGCTGGTGGCTGGTGGGTAGTCAACAAAGCCAATGGTCAATTTAAATATGTACCAGCTACAGGTCTTGACATTGATACAGAGATGTCCCATATCAAAGATACTGTACAGAAGGTTACAGACAATAAGTTTGAGCGTTGCTTTGAGCCTGTTCCTGAAACATTTAGAGGCAAGCCTACAGGTAACACAGTCTTGAATGAGAACTGCATCTTCTGTGCTTATCGCTTTTCATGTTGGCCTACGCTTAAAGAACATCCTGCCGTGATGTCACAAGCTAAAGAACCCAAGATGGTATCGTACATTTCAATGGATGAAAAGTACAAGTAGATGCCTAACGCAAAACAATTTAGGGCGGCACGAAAGTATGGCTATCGTAGCGGTCTGGAACTCAAGGTATCTGACTATCTCAAAGAACTAAAAGAAGACTTCTTATATGAAGAGGTTAAGATTGAGTGGGAAGACCTAGCGTACAGAACCTACACACCAGACTTCGTGCTGTCTAATGGTATCATAATAGAAACAAAAGGTATGTTCACGGCAGCAGATAGACGTAAGCATCTTGCTATCAAGAAGCAACATCCAAATCTTGACATACGGTTTGTATTTGAAAACAGTAGGCGTAAACTTCGTAAGGGAGCAAAGTCATCGTATAGTGAATGGTGTATACGATATGGCTTTAGGTATTATGACCGCATCATTCCTGAAGACTGGCTTAGAGAAAAGGGCAGGAATAAACATCCAAAGTTTATTAAGTTCAGTGGTAACAAAGTGAAAAGGAGATAGCAAATGGACGATAGTTTCTTGGAGTTAAGGGAAGATGATTTCGTAGTTCGCGTAAGGCCAACTGTAATAGATAGTGAGTGGACAGGAGAGGTTGATGTTGCTATTATCACAAGTGCAGACAACAATCTAGATGATGAAAGCTACAGTCAGTTAATGCACTTCACCAAGATGATGTGTGCTACAGTACCGTTAATGGAAATTAATGACGACATGCGTAACTTTGTACATACATATGTAATGGAAGAGATTGACAATATACTTGAATCCATTACGGAAGAACCTGTTGTAACTACTCAAGAAGATGGTAATGTTGTACGGTTAAACTTTGGAACAAGGACGAAAGGAAGGGCATGAGACACGAAACATTTATGAAACAAGCTATGTCACAATCAGACTCAAAACAGATGTGGCCTGCAGAAAATGCTGTTGATATGGTCAATAGCCCACCTCATTATAATCAGACAGGCATTGAATGTATTCAAGCAATTGCCGCTGCGACTGGTGATGGGTTCAAGTATTACCTACAAGGTAACATTATGAAATACCTTTGGCGTTTTGATTATAAAGACAAACCACTTGAGGACTTAAAGAAAGCGCAGTGGTATTTAGATAAGTTGATTGAAGAGGTAATGGCTAATGATAAGAGTTAAGATGTTCATTACGCTTGACATAGACGAAGAAGAATACCCAGTGCCTGCCGATGGTAGAGTCGGTGAGGAATTAGAAGATGGCATTAATGAATATTTCTACGATGTAGAGGGTGCTGTTATCAGAAACATTAGAACAATAACGGAGTGAACAATATGATAAGCAATCAATTACCAACAGACTACCAAAACTTTATAGCACTTTCACGTTATGCACGATGGAAAGAAGACGAACAAAGAAGAGAAACATGGAGCGAAACTGTAGCTAGATACTTTGATTATATAACTAAACATCTAGCAGATAAGCATGACTATAAACTATCGGATTCATTACGCGGTGAATTGGAAGAGGCTGTGCTTACACAAGCTGTCATGCCTTCTATGAGGGCGTTAATGACTGCTGGACCAGCACTAGACCGCTGCCATGTAGGTGGGTACAACTGTTCTTATGTTCCTGTTGATAGCCCACGTGCCTTCGATGAGACTATGTATATACTTATGTGTGGTACAGGTGTAGGCTTCTCTGTAGAGCGCAATAATGTGGATAAGCTACCGCAAGTAAATGAAGACTTCCATGATACAGACACAATAATTAAGGTAGGTGATAGTCGCCCCGGATGGGCAAAGTCACTGAAGGAATTGATTGCTATGTTGTATACAGGACAAGTTCCCAAGTTCGATGTCAGCGAAGTACGTCCTGCTGGCGCACGGCTAAAGACTTTTGGTGGTCGTGCATCAGGTCCACAGCCACTCATTGAACTATTTGAGTTTTGTATTCAGAAGTTCAAGGGTGCTGCTGGACGTAGGCTATACCCAATCGAATGTCATGACATCATGTGTAAGATTGGTGAGGTTGTGGTCGTAGGCGGTGTACGCCGTAGCGCACTTATCAGTTTGTCTAATCTTAGTGATGACCAGATGCGTCATGCTAAAGCAGGCAAGTGGTGGGAAATGGAAGCACAACGTGGGCTTGCTAATAACTCTGTAGCGTATCACGCGAAACCACATATGGGTACATTCATGCGTGAGTGGCTTGCCTTATACGAAAGTAAGTCAGGTGAGCGTGGTATCTTTAACCGTGCTAGTTCAAAGGAACAAGCAGCAAAGAATGGTAGGCGGGATACTAACCATGAGTTTGGTTGCAATCCTTGTTCAGAGATTATTCTACGTCCTTATCAGTTTTGTAACTTGTCAGAGGTAGTCGTGCGTGAATCAGATACAGTAGAAACACTACGTGAAAAGGTTCGCCTTGCTACAATCCTTGGAACATTTCAAGCAACACTGACAGACTTTAAATATCTACGCAAGATTTGGAAGACTAACACAGAAGATGAGCGTTTGCTTGGTGTCTCACTGACAGGTATTATGGATAATAAACTAACATCTACCACTGGTGGTAAGCTAGAGACTGCACTTGAGTTGTTACGTGCTACTGCTGTTGAAGCCAACAAAGCTATGGCTAAACAGATTGGCATTCCACAGTCTACCGCTGTCACCTGTGTTAAGCCTAGTGGTACAGTATCACAGCTTACTGATGCAGCCAGTGGCATTCATGCTAGACACAATCCATATTACATTCGCACTGTTCGTGGTGATAACAAAGACCCACTCACACAGTTCCTTATATCACAAGGCATTCCTAGTGAGCCAGATGTAATGAAGCCAGATAGCACTACCGTGTTTAGCTTCCCAATGAAGTCACCAAAGGGTGCAGTGACACGCACAGATATGACAGCCGTAGAGCAGCTTGAACTGTGGCTTACCTATCAGCGTCATTGGTGTGAACACAAACCTTCAGTCACTATTTCTGTTAAGGAGCATGAGTGGTTTGAGGTAGGCACTTGGGTCTACAAGAACTTTGATGAAGTATCTGGCATTAGCTTCTTGCCACATGATGACCACACATACAAGCAAGCACCTTATCAGGATATTGATGCTGAACAGTACAAAGAGTTGTTGACAAAGATGCCAAAGAATGTAGACTGGTCACTGTTGCAAGAGTTTGAGAAAGAGGATACAACTTCAGGTGGGCGTGAGTTAGCCTGCACTGCAGGTGTATGTGAAATAGTTGACATCGAAGCAGCATAGTGGTAAGTTAGCATGGAAGCGTGGGGATGGTTGGATACAGTTCAATCCCCCACGTAGCCACCCTAGCTATGAGGAGTGGCAGAAATTAAAACAGAAAGAAAAGGAGAATGAAAATGAATGACGAAAAACAAATGATTACTATTGATGGTAAAGAGTACGACTATGATGAACTAGAAAACAATGAACAGTATCTAGTGAATCAGATTCGTGATTTGAATACGAAGGTTGCTCAAGCACAGTTTGGTATTGACCAGTTACGTGCGGCACAAGATGCCTTCACAAAGATGCTTATTAGTTCTGTCCAATCACAAGATGAGGAAGCAGAAGATGCAGCAGCTACAGCCTAGTTTAGAGAATCGTAAGAAGTTTGACATTGACTTGGAGTATGGTCAGGTACGTGAACAAGTTGTAGCTGACATGCTTCAGGATAAAAAGATTGAGGTTAAAAGTGAGCGTGATATATGGCAGCGTACTGGAAACATCTGCATTGAGTACGAATCATATGGTAAGCCAAGTGGCATAGCAGCCACTGAATCAGATTATTGGTTTCATAATCTGTGTATTGGCGAGGACATCTTTGCAACCATTGTGTTTGATACAAAGAGTTTAAAGCGCATCATAAATAATCTTGACTACAAGAAGTCAGTATCAGGGGGTGATAACAATGCTTCACGCATGTACCTATTAAACTTGCAGAAGCTGTTTTCATCAGATGTAATCAAAGCATTTAAGGAGAAGCAAGATGAAACAGAACAATCAGTTTAGTTTGCACGACCATTACGAAAACGGTTACAAGTCATTCTCTAATGTAGAGCAAAGTAAAAACGGCTACTGGTTTGTAGTAGCTAATAAGCTGAAGCCAAACACAACCCCTGCAAAAGAGTGGCAACGTGGTTGGAACGATGCGTACTTTGGAAAGCCTATGGCATATGATTTAAAAGAAGAGAAACGCAATGGATTTAGAGGCAGAAGCTAAACAGTGGATGAAGGAGAAACAAATGAGTGGCATTACAGCAGCATTGTATCAACAGAAGGCTTGTGA